GGGGGCATCTTCATTGAGAGTCCAGCGTCCTTGAGATATTTCTCAAACACGTCATCAGAGTTAACTACCCGAAGCCCCGTCCCGCCAGTGGAGTACCGGACAACGTATGATTTACCGCTGCCCGGTCCACCAGCAAGGAAGAACGCCTTAAATATATTGGGGTCTTGCAGACCTTCCTGTAGTTCGTGATATGTCTTCATTTTTTGTAAGTCCTTGTCTCTTATATCCGGCCATCTCTATAACATATTTATCATCATCTGAAAGTGGTTCATAATGCAATGTTCTCTCTTGTGTCTGGAATATCATTTTCTTAATACGATTTTTTGTCCGGGCCATTTTTATTTCCTTTCGCTGATTATGAGTGGATATAGAGGTTTTTGGAATGGACTTCTCCTTTATGTTATAGGGTGATGATGTCATTTTGAAAGATGGTTTGGGCCGGTCTTTCAGACTTTGGTTCTATGTTATCATTTGGTGTAGTAAGATTTTTGACCATACTGTCTTTAACAACACCCATAGACATTGTGTGTTTGTTATCGGCAATATCAAAATCGTGGCGCAGACTTTTTATTAAAAAATGACTGTTATATAAACTATCTAATGTTTCATTACCTGTTGATTTAAATGCAGCGGTATTTGGAATCTTTATCTCAACGATGTCTCCAGCAGACACTATTGTAGTACCAACAACATCGATACTCATTGACAATCCAGATTTCAATATGGCCATCTGCGAATTTCTGGATTGGATTGTTTTAGGTAATCTATTGGTTGAGAAGGAATATTGGTTGGAATCGTCCTCATAACTCTCATCAGTACCCCCGCCCACAGAGGATTGAAGATACTGTTTTGCTGGGAACGATGATACGTTCTTCCCGTCTTGTGTGAGACTGAGTGTGTTCACTAGAGGTCTTGCCTTATTCTGATCAATGTGTCTCTCATTACCAAAACTGTTTATATAGTTATATGTAGTCTTTTCATAATTTTTAGATATAATGTCATGGACAATAAGTTCAGAAGAATATACGCCCGTAGTATAATTATATAATGTGTCAGGAGCACCACTTATTCTAAAACTTTCAATTGTTGATAGCTCTTGAATAATATTTTTTACGCCGTCCGGCGATCTTGTGCCGGGAATAGTGTATTCATATGTCATAATTGGTGGTTTAGAATATAGATTACCAAGGGTTCTAAAATTAAACCCACGGGTACTCTCCCAGAACATATATGTCGCATCATTATGCAATTGTGAGACAGCGTGTTTTGTTGACATTCTTATTATTTCGAATGGTGTCATATTTGGTGCAATTATCTTTTTGTTGTCAACACTAGATTCGATATAGAATTTCTTATTACTATCCAAATCTCTCCTCAACATAACATCAACGATTTGTGAGTATGTCCCCACTAGAGTTCTGTTTACCCGTGTTCTTTGGTTTACTACAAATTCCCTTGATACAAAGCTTAAGACTGACATCTGAACACCATTACCAATATCTTGCCTATCATCTAGACTTGTAACCATAAGTGCGTTTTTACTATAGTCTATAATATTATCTTCACCACTTAATGATGGCGTGGCAATTTTAAGTTTCAGATATTCTTGACCAATAATAGGACCAAATGATGCGAGATTGAAAGAATCTTGCATCACCATGTCACCAGTTAGTGTTATTTGATCTATATCTTCAAATATAGTGAGGGCCATCATTGAAGCCTTTAGTCCAACAACCTTCCCCGTTGATAGAACCAAGTCCGCCTGAATAATATTAAACTCACCACCACTTTTTAATCCTGTTAATGCCACTCACTCAATCCTCTGTATCAGAAACTAAATTCTGAAATTCTTCAACAAACTGCTCCAGATATGATGGGTCTAGAAGTCGTATCTTCCTAATCTCATCCTGTTTTGCATCTTCGTATTCTCTGTTTGTGACTAGTGTTGCGGCCGCAATAGTATCACCATCAGTATCCACGTTAGTAAGGCCGATATTGATCTTCAATGTGGTGTCACCCGATACCTGATAAATTTCATAGTGATGTGTTGCATCCACATTGTCATATCTCTCTGCAATATGTGCAAGAAACTGTCTGTTGTTCATTGGCCACTGGTGATACCTGTCTGTGATATTATTGACCAACAGAATTACCCAATGGTAGTCTGCTTCACCGTAGTACTTATGTGAAACCATCTCTGGTGTTTCGCCATTCCTAACATCATAGGTATCAAATAATGATGATACTGCCTTTGCTTTATTATGAATTGCTACTCGTTTTAGTAGGTGCGTCACTACCTTATAATCATTGTTACCAACAGAATCATATACGATAAGAGGGAATTGAGAAAAATACATATTAGAACCCCGCCACTACTGCTTTACGATCTATGATCTCAATTTCTTGGAAAGTCATGGCCATAGTTGTCCTCTGCGGTGGGGGCCCGTCGCCGTCATCATTATATGTAACGAATTTATCACCACCATATGTAACATCCATCTGTTTTAAATAACACTTCCCAATTCTATTGAGATACTTATTTTCCTTATTAAGATGCATATATGCAATTTCAAACATATCAGGGATAGTCATCTCTCTTGTGCTACCTGCTACGAAATCTGGATGCATATGAAGTTTAAATGTGTTGATGATATTATTTACAGTATTAGATTCTTTCCTGTCCTTGGGAATGAAAGTGAACGTGAAAGAGAATGTCCTTCTACCTATACCCCTAAACATCATCTCTGTTTTCGGGGTAATGATTACACCTCTTTCAATTGCAGCTAAGTCCGACGCTCCCGGCAGGATAGCATCTATGGTCTTAACAGCTTTTTGTTTTAGACCATCGCCAAGTGTTCCTGCAGCGTTGTTTAAAGCTTGTTCTGTAGATGCGCCTGATTGATAATCCTTAATAAGACCATATAGCGATTCTGCCAGCATACCAATCTCGCCGGCCTCGTAGTCCATTGAATAGGATACATTTACTGCTGGCGGCATATATAGACCTATCGTGGTAGCCAACTTTTTTATATTATTTCTTGCCAACCGAAGCGAATTACTTCTGTCCTTACCATAATTTGTATCATCGGCGGCTCTCCTAGCTGCGGTCACAGCATCTGATTTAGCTTTATTAATCTCTGCTTGCGTGTCACCAAAATACTTAGCCGTTTCTTCTGCCTCTTTGCCGGACTGGCGTACCTGTTTGTCCGTTATTGTCTTAACCTTGGCAGAAGTTACTACATGTATGCTAAACAATATATAACTTGCTTGATGAGCATTTACCCCAATATCATCAGGATACATTAAAATGTTTGTCGGTTTATTAAAATTGGTTTGTATTGGACGAGTTTCAGACCAAGCTGTATCGGTGGCACGCCGGTGTATCAAACTGTTTGCGGTGCCAGCAGCTGCGTTCTTTTTCATGTTTACGAGAGAATTTGCTATCGGTCCTGTCATGTCTAAATATCCTTATACACTAATGGAACTATTTATAACGAATGTCATACAAAGGTCGATACACACCAACCAACCCCAAAAAATATAAGGGTGATCCACAGAACATAACCTATCGTTCTCTCTGGGAGCGTAAGTTTATGGTATATTGTGATACCAGTAATTCTATTATTGAGTGGGGTAGTGAAGAGATCATTATACCCTATTTATCACCCAAGGATGGGCGTATGCACAGATACTTCCCAGATTTCTACATCAAGGTCAAGCAGGCTGATGGTGTGATTAAGAAGATGATTATTGAGGTTAAACCCAAGGTGCAATGCAGTCCACCCAAGGAACCCAAGAGACGTACTAGAAGGTGGATGAACGAGGTTATAACATATGGTGTAAACGATGCTAAGTGGAAATATGCTACTGAATGGTGTGAAATTAACGGTATGGAGTTTAAGATATTAACTGAGGATCATCTAGGAATTTCGTATAAATAGACATATGGCAAGAGCTCCCAGTAAATATATGCAAGCAGTTAAGGATGAGGCAAAAGGTCGCCCAAAATCAACTTCTTGGTACAGAGAAAAGATTAAAGAGTTTGGTACACCCGGACCACTTAACCTCATACGGGATGGTAAGAGGGATAACAAGCCATTCTATGGTAAGCTCAACATGTTCATGTATGATCCAAAGTTCAAGAAGACTTTGCCATACTATGACACATTCCCTCTGGTGTTACCACTAGAGATGTATTCAGACGGGTTTCTTGGTATCAATTTTCACTACCTACCTATCCCATTGCGAATTAAGTTGCTTGATAAGTTGGTGGATTATTCTAACAATACTGAATTTGATTATACGACAAAACTTATCGTTGATTATAGCAAGCTGAAAAGTCTACGAATTATCAAACCAACCATACACAAATACCTTGCTGGACAAACCAAGTCACAGTTTCGTAGGATTGATGCAGATGAATTTACAATTGCAACTCTACTACCTGTACAGAGATTTAAGAAGGCAGATGCAGCTGCGGTATGGAAAGATTCGAGGGCAATGATCTAATGGCTACATCACCCACAGTTCAGAAATTTATAGAACCAAAGGGAAGTGTTGCTATGAACAACTTCCTGGCTGAATTAAATAAAGATGGTGGCGCTCTCCCAAGCCGGTACGAGGTTATTATCACATCACCCGGACACGGGGATTCAAGAAAAGTTTCCATGCGATGCGAAGCAATTGATTTACCGGGAAGAAACCTTAACACTGCTCCCGATTCTAACATATATGGTATTGCACCAGAGATTGTTGATGGCGTCATGTTCGGCGGCACCATTGCTATGACATTCCAAGCAAGCAGTGACCTTGAAGAAAGGGTATTCTTTGAATCTTGGCAAGAACTTGCATGGGACAAAGGCACATGGAATGTTGGTTATTACAAGGATTATATCAAAGTGGTAGATATATATATTCTTGACATAAATAACAAACGGCGTTATGGACTTAGACTTATGGAGTGTTATCCAAAAGAAATTGGAGCCAGTTCCTTATCTTATACTGAAGCTTCAGATATCATAAAGATACCTATAAGCATGCAATATAGGTATTGGGAGACACTCGACATTACCAACCAACCACCGAACCTTATTGAGAAGACTCTTGATACTGCACCCACAGGTGCAACACGAACGATCAATGCGAACATACCGAACGTGGTGAGCAGAATGACGAATTAACATAGAGGATGAATAAATTATGGCATTACCTAAACTAAAAACTTCCGAATATACATTAACACTACCATCAACACAGGAGGAAATTAAATATAGACCATTCTTGGTCAAGGAACAAAAAATTCTGATGATTGCCCAAGAATCTGGAGATGACACAGAGATTGCTTCTGCGATTAATCATTTAATATCTGCATGTACTTTTGATTCTATAAATGCAGAGTCCAGTCCTATGTTTGATGTAGAATATGTGTTCTTACAGTTGAGATCAAAATCTGTTGGTTCTAAGGTAACTTTGAATATTACATGTCCAGATGACAATGTGACACAAACTGAAGTTGAGGTCAATATTGACGATATTCAAGTCCAGATGAGTTTGGAACATACTCAGGACATTGAAATAACAGACGATGTTAGTGTTAATCTTAGGTATCCTAGACTTAAAGATATGGAGGGGATGTCATCTGATCTAACTGATTTTGAAAAGGCATTGGTCATGATTCATGATTGTGTTGCAACAATTACATCAGGAGAAGAAATAATTAACAGAGTTGATATGACTAAAGATGAACTTATTGAATTTATTGATTCTATGAATACTGAACAAATGGATAATGTTTTAAATTTCTTTGAGACGATGCCAAAAGTTAGACATGTTATTGATGTGGTCAATCCTAAGACGAAAGTAAAGGGCGAGGTACTGTTGGAGGGATTGGAAAGTTTTTTGGTATAGGGCTGTCTCATGACAGCATAGTAAACTACTATAAAACAAACTTTGGAATGATTCAACATCATAATTGGAGTTTGACTGATCTGGAAAATATGTTACCTTGGGAACGAGAAATATATATCGGATTATTGATAAAACATTTAGAGGATGAGAAAGCGGAGTACGAAAAACAACAAAGAAAAAAATAGGAGTTAATCCAATGGGAGAAGAAGAAACCAAGGAAGCAGGTTACCACCCAGCAGATACTAATGGTGATGGTAAAGTTAGTTCTGATGAGCAACAGATGTACCTAGAGTTTAAGCGTAAAGAACTTGAAGATGCAGACGCAATGCGTGATGCACAACGCACTATGGCATGGTACTCACTTGGTGGTATGTTAATGTATCCTATTATCGTAATCCTCGCAACAATTTTCAATATGGACCAGGCAGCCAAGATTCTTGGTGACATGGCGGGAGTATACTTCATTGCGGTTGCTGGTATCGTTGCAGCTTTCTTTGGCGCACAAGCACTTAGCAAACCTAAGAAATAAGGAACCTGAGTCATGGCCGGTTTAGAAGAAATTGCATCAAAATTACCAAAAGCAATTGAAGAATTGCAAAGGTCTAATGAGCGAAAAACAGAGGATGCAAAGCAGACGCAAGTGCGTGAGTTGGCTGATTTGCGTAAAGAAGTTCGTGAGTCCACAGACAAAAGGACCAGAGAACATAAAGACAATGTGAAAAAACTGGAAAGAATGAATGAGGATATAAGAGAGGCTACAAAAAAAGAGCAAGAGTTATCAAAAACAACTGTCGGTGAAGCAATTACACGAAGGAAAGAACTTGAAGATCAAGGTAAGATCGCAGAGGATGACAAAAAATTTGGCAAACTTAACTATAAGGCAAATAAAGAAGCATTAGAAGAAAGAATTAAAAACCCAGATATATCTAAAGCTAAGAAAAAGGAACTTGAAGTTGAACGTCAAGCGCTAATGAAAAAGGATGGTTCCCGTCTAGATAAGATTTCTGCTGGAATTGGTGGTCTATTTGCGATGGGTAAGAAGGGGTTGAAGGTCGCTGCATTAGGTGGTATGGCACTTCTCTCTACTCTTGCGATTGGTGGGATGCTGTTTGCCCTTGGCGAATTTTTGCAAGGTGATACCTTCAAGAAAATGACAACTCCCCCACAGGGTACAATTATTCCAAAATTAAAAGAATTTTATAATGCCTTCTTTGGTGAAGGTGGTGGATTGTGGACAGGTATCAAAGCACTGTTTGGTGATGTAGGCGGTCTTGGGGGAGTTGTCATTGGAATAACTGCTGTCACAGGATTATTGGTTGCCTCAAAGTTGGCAAAAATATTTGGTCCATTAAAGGGTGCTTTAGGTGGTCTGCTAAGCGGAATTGGTGGTTTGGTAAAGAAAATTCCCGGCATGCCCGGCGGCAAAGGTGCCGCAGGGAAAGTAGCGGGTGGTGCCACAAGCGTTGGAAAAGGTGGTGGAATGGTTAAAGCTGCAAAAGGCCTTGCTACTATGGGTAAAGCAGCTGGTAAAGGTATCGGTGCATTTATTGGTGGAATCCTCAAAGGAATTGCTAGTGGCCTTGCAGCGATAGCAAAACCACTGGTTCTTCTTGGACTTGCTGCTGTTACTGCTGCGCTTTGGTTGCTAGAAGATTCATTTGAACCGATTGGTAAAATGGTCAAGCTTTTTGGGGCATCACTTAAATTAGTCTTTGAGGGCATTGCTGTAGTTGTGGATAAATTTGGGTCGGGTCTGAAGGAGGTTTTAGAGGGCATAGCTACCGTAGTTGATTCCATTGGTGGTGCTATAGGGAACACTATTAAAGCTGTTGGCGATAGTATTGGTCATGTTATTGATAAAATTTCGAGCTTGAAAACTGCTGGTACTGAGGCAACCACGGCGCAGATTGAAAAGTTGAGTGCGATACCCGGCTTGAAGATGATTGATACTGCGAGAGGTATTGTCGCTATCAAGAAAGCACTTGATGGTTTCGGTGGTGGTACTTTCACCAAGATATCGACTAGTTTGTTTGGTGGTGGCGGTCCAATTGATAAGATGATTGATCTGGCTAAAAAAGTTCCAGAACTCATGAAAGCGGCCGAGGCAATCGCAGTGCTTGGTGCTGCGGGTAGTGACTTTGCAAAGGCAGAGGCAGAAATAAAACGACGCAAAGAAGTTTCTGAGTTAAGAAAAAAGACTGCTGGTGGAACATCAACAGTAATGGGTATAGGATACACTGAGAAAAATTTGACGGCTGATAAAGCAAAACTTGCTGCACTAGAAGGTCAAGCTATGCCGATGGGTGGTCCATCAAATGTTGCTGCAAAGGTTGCTCAGATGAAGTATGGCCTGACCGAACAGGCCATAACCAGAGCAATAGATAATTCACAAATAACCGCGATTCTTTCTAAGGTTGATGCTGTTAAGGCAGCCGTGGTCGGAACATCTGCTGCTGAAAAGGCGAAGTTTCTTCCTGTGAAGAGTGATGCCGCGCCGAAGTCTATGGATAATTCCGTTAAGGCGATCATGAAGACAGCATCGGCGAAGTTACCGACGAAGCCTCCGGCGAAGT